GATGCACGTTCTGCTGCACGAGCAATTGATTTGTATAAAGCTGACATGGGTATTACTACCAAAAAGTCAGCTACAGATAAAGATGCAGCTAAGTCTGTGTCTACAAAGAATGCACGTAGTAAGCCTCAAGAAAATGAGGCATCTAGTTACTTACGTGAATCACAAGTTCAGAAGATGTCTCCTCAAGAATATGAGAAGCGTTCTGACGAAATCATGGAAGCTATCCGTTCTGGTAAGTTTATCTATGATATATCTGGTTCTGCTAGATAAAAAAGTGTTGACAAATAGTTATTTCTAAGTATAACTATAGTCAGATTAGTGTAACTGTATAGCGCAATATGGTTACACTACAATTCGCAAACAGCCAAGCCTTACGGATTACCTGACGAACATGGCCCGTTGAATGGTAGGACGGCCATCCTTCCAGAATACGCACCCAAGTGAATCAGCCTCCTGATTAGTCTTGCGAGTTTGTATCTGTAAAATGCTTAATAGGAGATAAGACAATGGCATTTACTTCCGCAGCGGGGTATGGCAATCTTCCTAACGGTAATTTTTCACCCGTAATTTACAGCAAACAGGTGCAACTTGCTTTCCGCAAGTCTGCTGTTGCTGAAGCTATCTCAAACTCCGATTACTTCGGTGAGATTGCTAACATGGGTGATTCCGTGAAGATTATCAAGGAACCCGAAATCACAGTTAAGGCTTATGCCCGTGGTACAACCATCACGCCACAAGACCTTGACGATGAAGACTTCAGCCTGACCATCGACAAAGCTAACTACTTTGCGTTTAAGGTTGACGACATTGAAGAGGCACACAGCCACGTTAACTTCCAGTCATTGGCAAGTGACCGTGCTGCTTACCGCCTTGCTGACCAGTTTGACCAAGACGTTCTTGGCTACTTGTCAGGTTACACTCAGTCTGCACTTCATGCAAATGCTGACACAGTAAACACAACTGTTAACGGTTCTGTTGCTGTTTCAACTGCAGGTACAGACGAATTGCTTGCCAGCATGAAGCTGGACGCAACTGACTTTGCTGGCACAGGTGTTGCTGGTCAGTCAATCTCAATCCTGCCACGTACAGGTGCAGGTGCCGTTCCAACTGGTAACGGTGAAGCAAACCCACTTCAGGTCGTTGCTCGTATGTCACGTCTGCTAGACCAGCAGAATGTTGACACACAAGGCCGTTGGTTGGTTGTTGACCCTGTATTCATGGAAGTTCTGAAAGACGAAGATTCACGCCTGCTCCAAGCAGATTGGGGTGGGTCAGGTCTGCAGAATGGTTTGGCTCTTCCAAACTTGCATGGCTTCCGTGTTTACGTTTCAAACAACTTGCCATCAATCGGCACTGGGTCTGCTACAACTGGCGGCATGAACGCTTCTAACTTTGGCGTAATTGTTGCTGGTCACGATTCTGCTGTTGCAACTGCAGAGCAAATCAACAAGACCGAAACCTACCGTGACCCTGACAGCTTTGCTGACATTGTTCGTGGTATGCATTTGTATGGTCGCAAGATTCTCCGTCCAGAGGCTCTTGTCAATGCCATCTACAACTTGGCGTAAGGGGGGAATAAACAATGGCTATAATTACTTCATTGCTTAAAGCCGCTACTGGAAATTCCCAGCGCGGTCGCAACCCTTACATGGTTGAAAACACCATTGACATCGTGGCTACTACTGTAAACCCATCTGCTGGTGATGTTGTTCAAGCAATCACTATTCCTGCAGGAACCAAAATCTTGGCTGCTGGTGTAGAAGTTGTTGAAAGCGCAACCATGAACACTGGTACAGACGCAACCGTAACTCTTGGTGCGGCTGACCCAGATGAGTATGTCACTGCATTTGACATTGACGGTGCTGCTGATGGTGCATACGCACCTAGCGTAACCGTTTCTGCTGATGTTGTTCTTGCTTCTGCAGACACTCTTGACCTTACCTTTGCTGGTACAGGTGCATCTTTCACTGCTGGTAAACTTCGTGTTTATGCCATCATGATGGATGTAAGTTCACAGGGTGATACTTCTGCTAACGAAGTAGACCGTGACCAACTTGCCTAAATAGTTGAGGGGGC